TCAGAAGCATCTGTTGAGAAAAGCTGGCAATCGTTCCTTGAACTTGGCGGCTGGGATGGCAACGGTGGAAAGAGACCAGAAAATGATTCACGCAAAAAAGGCTCGGAGGTAGAGAAATGAGAATTTCTATTGATAGACTTAAAGAGATTATCTTGGAAGAAGTAAACACAGCAACGCAGTCGAACATTGAGGAATGCGGTGCTGATATGGAAGTAGTAGACATGGGATCCCCAGAAGGCTTTGAAGGCGGTGATGAAGGGTTCGAAGAGGACGGCATCGAGGCACTTGTAGCAAAAGCAATGGAGGCAATTGCCGACTTGGCTTCAGCAGCAGGCTCCGACATGGCCATGGCAGGCGATCACAACCACGACCAAGAAGAGATAGAAATTGTAGAAGATGAATGAGTTTCACTTTAACAAAAAAACAACAAGTAAAGGAAATACTTAAGTGCGGTAAAGATCCGTCATATTTTCTCAAGACATATGCGCGTATCTCCCATCCAATGCACGGACTTATTCTATTTGATACCTATGATTTCCAAGACGACCTACTACGTGATTTTAACGATTATCGTTTTAATGTTATTTTAAAAGCGCGCCAGCTTGGAATCTCAACGATTACAGCTGGTTATATTGTATGGTTAATGTCTTTTCACCGCGATAAGGCAGTTTTGGTTATGGCAACCAAGTTTGCCACCGCAGGAAACCTTGTAAAGAAAGTTAAGAACATTATACGCAACTTGCCTGATTGGCTGCGCATGGCGTCGATTAAGGTAGATAACCGAAACTCGTTTGAGCTTTCCAATGGTTCTTCGATTAAAGCAGCCTCAACCTCTGGTGACGCCGGACGTTCGGAAGCCTTGTCTTTGCTCGTGCTTGACGAGGCTGCACATATTGATGGGCTTGAAGATCTTTGGACTGGACTATATCCTACCTTGAGTACTGGTGGTAGGTGCATCGCACTGTCGACCCCTAATGGTGTCGGAAACTGGTTCCACAAGACTTGTGTTGATTCAATCGCAGGGACAAACAACTTCAAACTTACAGACCTACCATGGCAAGTTCACCCCGATCATGATGAAGTGTGGTTTCGCAATGAGACCAAGAACATGTCAAAGCGCCAAATCGCGCAAGAGCTACAATGCAATTTCAATGCGTCAGGTGAAACAGTTATTGATGCCAAGTGCATGGAGTGGCTAGAGATCACGACAAAGGAGCCGCAATATCGAACTGGCTTCGACAGAAACTTTTGGATTTGGGAAGAGTTCGATCCTTCATGCAATTATCTGATGACAGTAGATGTATCAAGAGGCGACGGTGCTGACTATTCAACATTTCAAATACTTAAGCTAGAAACTCTTGAATTCATTGGAGAATATCAAGGCAAGCTGACACCTGATTTATTTGCTAACATGCTAAATCAAGTTGGTCGAGAGTTCGGAAACGCAATGATGGTGGTAGAAAATAATAATATTGGATATACAGTACTTGACAAACTCGTAGAATACGGTTATCCTAATTTATATTATTCTATTAAATCAACGCATGATTATATTGAACAACATCAGGCAGAAGCAATGAACTCAGCCATAGCCGGCTTTTCAACCACCTCAAAGACACGCCCGCTTATCGTCGCGAAATTAGAAGAGTTTATAAGAAATAAACTAATTAAAGTGTATTCGACTAGACTAGTGGGCGAGATGAAGACTTTTATTTGGAAAAATGGCAAGCCGCAGGCAATGAAAGGTTATCATGATGATTTAATCATGGCACTTGCGATTGCGTGCTGGGTTCGAGACAATGCGCTCCAGAACTGTGCTCGCGACCTAAACTATCAAAAGGCTTTCGTTGATTCGATTATTACAACTCGCACCACCATGAACACCCAAATCCCGGGCCAACATGGTTATCGCAGAGACAACATATTAGACAAACAAACTGACGAGGCAAGAAGCCTGTATGAACAATATAAATGGATTATTAAGTGAGGTTATAGATGCCACCCCCTAGCAACAATAAAAGTACGGTGAATAGCCAAAACGCGTTATTTAAGGCGCTGACAAGACTGTTTTCAGGTCCGATCATAAGCTATCGCTCCCAATCTGGTCGACGCATTCGTCGCCAGCACCTAGATAAGTTTAGCTCTCGATTTAAATCTGCTTCCGGTCAGCAGTTTAAAAAGACAGTCAGGAGTCCGCTAGATGTTGTTGCAACAAATGCAATAGCGAACCAGCGGCGCGCCGAACGATATGTTGACTTTGATCAGATGGAATACGCACCAGAGATCGCTTCAACAATGGATATCTACGCAGACGAGATGACGACTTATTCTGAGTTGCGCCCTATGCTTAATATCAAGTGCCCGAATGAAGAGATCACTGCAGTGCTGGACTCATTGTTCGGAGACATATTAAATTTAAAGTATAACCTATTTGGTTGGGCTCGCACAATGTGCAAGTACGGAGACTTCTTCCTGTACCTCGACATCGACGATAAGTTTGGAGTACAGTCAGTGATCGCTCTCCCGACTTCTGAAGTAGAGAGATTAGAAGGCAAGGATTCAACAAACCCAAACTACATCCAGTATCAATGGAACTCTGCAGGATTGACCTTTGAGAACTGGCAGGTCTGCCATTTCCGTGTCTTAGGGAACGATAAGTACGCACCGTATGGAACCTCTATTCTTGAGCCGGCCCGCCGTATCTGGCGCCAGCTAACACTTATGGAAGATGCTATGATGGCATATCGTGTTATCCGCTCATCAGAACGACGCGTCTTTAAGATTGATGTCGGAGGCATTCCTCCACAAGATGTGGAACAGTTCATGCAAAAGACTGTAACGAACCTCAAACGCCACTCTGTGGTTGATCCTAAGACAGGTAAGGTTGATCTTCGCTACAATCCGATGAGTATAGAAGAAGACTATTTCATCCCAGTCCGACCGGGCTCAACAACAGACATTACATCTTTAGCCGGCGCACAAAATATCACAGCCATTGACGATATTAAATATCTACGAGACAAGCTTTTCTCAGCACTTAAGATTCCTCAATCTTATCTTACAATGGGTGAAGGCGCCGATGAAGATAAAGCAACTCTAGCACAAAAGGATATTAGATTCGCAAGAACTATTCAAAGACTGCAAAGAGTTATCATTGCAGAACTGACGAAGGCTGCTGTAATCCACCTGTACACGCTTGGATTTAGGGGCGATGACTTGTTAAGCTTTGAGCTAACATTGAACAACCCATCAAAGATTGCAGAGCTACAAGAGATTGAGTTCTGGAAGCAGAAGTTCGATATTGCAGCTTCAGCTACAGAGGGCTTCTTCTCTCGTCGTTGGGTAACCCAAAATATCTTTGGCATGTCGCAGGAAGAGTTCTTAAGAAACCAGCGCGAGATGTACTATGATCGTAAACACGACGCAGCCCTCCAGCAGGTCGCTGAGCAGGCTGCAGCAGAAGGAGCCGGCGGATTAGGCGGAGACTTAGGCGGAGACCTTGGAGGAGACTTAGGCGGCGACCTAGGTGGTGATCTCGACTTGGGTGGTGAAGAGATGGCCGCAGGAGATGCTGGAGACCTTGGTGGAGAGCCAGAGGCAGCCGCCGACGAATCTCCATTATTGGCAGTCCCCCCAGGATCCAAGAAAGATGTGAAACGTTTAGATAAGCCTTACCGGACACCTAAGCGCACCGCCGGCGACAAGGGAAAGAAATACTATCCCACAAAGGTCGATAAACGCAACGGAGCCCAAAATAAGAACTCGTTCCTATCTCAAGGGGGACACTCCAAAACCAAGAGTACAACCACGAATATAACTCCCGGTATCAAAGATATTCAGTCTTTGGTAAAATTGGAAGGAACTACAAACGGTATTTTTGAAGGAAAGGAACCTATTTATAAGGCAAGAGAACTATCTGAAGAGGAAAAACTCTTTGTCGTCAACGAGTCTATTGGCTCGCTTATTGATGAACTGCAAACGTTGGAGCAACAGAATGAGAAATAGACACAACAAAAAAAGAAACACTGCTTTTGTATATGAAGCTCTTCTTCGAGAGGCGACTGTTGCAACCATGAGAGGTGATCATCGACGTCGTGCTGCAGTTATTCGGATTATGAAGAGACACTTTGGAGCAGATTCTATTTTACGTCGCGACTTGGAATGTCATCAATCTCTTTATTGTGAACAAGGTCTCGATCGTGAGACCTCCGAAAGAATTATCAGAGAAGCTAAGATAGCCAACCGACTTATCGACCCGAACGGCATCTTTGTTGCACAGAGCGCGCTAATCGCGGATGTTAATAAAGAGATAGAGCCCTCAGTATTCTCAAACTTTGTACCAAACTACAGAAACTTAGCCTCGATAGCACAGATGTTTTCAACTAAGGTTTCCCCCAAGAGGCATGTTATGTTAGAGCAAGAGATTTTGGAGAAGATGACCACACAACCACCAACTGATACTATAGGTGTTCCAGTGGATGACATAGTGGTCCGAAAGTTTGTCGAGAAGTTTAATGAGAAATACAACGAAGAGCTTCTGTCAGAACAAAAAGCTCTCCTGTCGTATTATATTGCCTCTTTCGCAGACAACGCTTTGGAGCTTAAAGTTTTCCTCAACGAAGAAGTCGCAAGATTAAAAGGTGTTCTGCAGGAATCTCTCACAACAGAAGAGATGAAAAGCAATCCAGAGATGGTACGCCGTACTAAGGAGGTGATAAGCTGCCTCAATGAGTTTGCTAAAGCCCCTGTCGAAGAGAAGACGTTGCTGACAGTGTTGAGAACACAAAGTTTAGCTAGGGAGGTTCAGGCAAATGGCGATAACAGTTAGATTAGGCGACAAGGCTGATGATGCAGTTGTCAGGCTTGAGATGGATGTCCGCCGAAGCATGAGCGGCGACTTAATGATTTTCGACCACGGCGATATAGATATTGTGTTGTCGACGAATAACAATAAGATAACAGCATTTCCCAAAGACGCTATGAGTGATTTGGTTTACGGTGCTCAGAATAGACTGTTTGCACACCTACGCAAGAAGGGGCTCGTGATTTCGGATTCAATCCAAGCCGGCTCATTTTTCGGCTCTATCGAAGCGCTAATGGAAACAGCCTCAACCCCAGAGTTGAGCACTCCGAAGATGGCACTCATTAAAATATCAGAGTTTATTGACGAAGAGCGTCCATATTTTGAATCGACAGAAGCAATTATATCGATGGCAGATGACGAGCTAACTCACCCAGACAAAGAACACTCAACAGAACTAGGAGAAGTGCCCCAAGAAGTCGAACAGGGTTCGATGCGACCAGGATTTGTTCGAGATACTTATTCACTCAGCTACTTATATACGATATAGGAACTGTCGATATGCCTGAAATGAAATTGATAATGGAGAGTTGGAGAGGGTATCTAATCGAAGATATGGTACGGAAGCCTCTTTTTGAAGATTATGAATATATCACTGGTGTTCTGGGAGTTCCATTACCGCTAGATGAATCGGGCACCCCTACACCGCTAACTGAAGAATTAAGGCAACAGATTCTCCATGAACAAATGTTGTTCGAAGGATTTTGGGATGATGCTGTTCAAAAAGTTAAACAGGCCGGTACCGCTATTGGTGCACGCTTTCTGGATGCAGTCGAGGGAATAAAGAAATTTGGCGAAGAGGGATGGCGGATAATTCAACAATTATATCGAGTGGCCACCAATCCCGACTTGAACGACAAATTTGCCGGCACAATATGGCGATACACCAAGAAGAAGGTAAGCGACGTCAAAAAAGTACTCCAACAACTGGCACAAAAGTTAGGGGAGTGGGGGATGCCTACGTTTGGTGACATGGCCAGCAAAGCGTTAGAACAATTTAATAAAATAATAGAATCCCTTGGAAGTCTGTCCGGCTGGAAAAAGGCCGTTGGATACGCAGGATTTGCACTCGCTTTTAGGTGGCTCTGGGATAAAGTAGCGGATTTTATTGAACCATATAAAGAATGGATGGAGAAGATTCAGACTGGAGGAGCAGCAGTAATGGACGAATTTAAAAGTTGGTTGCAAGATACTGTTAAGGAGAAGCTCACTAGTTTTATAGAAACGCATTTTAAAGGAATTGTTGACAAACTAGTTTCTGTGGCTACCGGTATTAAACCATGGTGGGATGCGGCTGTAAAAATTGTAGGGGGTGTTGGGTTTGTTATCGATGTATTGAGAGCACCGATGGGACGATTTGGTCGACGCCCGGTCGCGATGCGTCAGACGCCCGGCGGCACGAGCCAACTCGAAGAATTTTTATTAAGAGGACTGAGCTAAATGGATTTATTATATTTTATATTGATAGCATACGGACTCACACAGATCATAGTATACGGTAATATATTTAGTTCAATCAGACCCCGCACAGGACATTTAGGAAAGCTCTTTAGCTGCCCCATGTGCATGGGCTTTCACGTTGGTTGGATTTTAATGCTTCTTTCTCCCTACACAGAACTATTTAGTTTTGATGTTACACCTATAAATTTCTTTCTTTTAGGGTGGCTATCGTCAGGAACGTCATATACTCTTAATATGATTATAGGCGACGATGGTATTAAATATACAAAAAAGGACATAGATAATGAAAATAACTAAATCACAACTTAAAAAGATAATACTTCAAGAATTAGAACAATTTGAGGATCCAGAAGATTTAGAACAAGTTGAGGATCCAGCGGACGCAGTGAAACTTACCGCTAAAACATCGTCAGACGCCGCACGTAAAAAAGGTGCTCTCGATCGCATTGCCGCCGGTAGTCAAGAATTTTCAAGCGCAGAGAAAGGCATCGTAGATCAAATTGAAACGTATGTTTCTGGTTTAGCGGCATTACCGGGTGTCGATTTGTCGAAGCATAGATCAACCCTGCAACGGATCCTTAAACAAATTGAGGCGCTAATAGGGAAGAAACACAGATCAGAGGAGAGCCAAGATGTTTAATACATGGACTAGAAAATGGAAACTTCAACCCGTACGACGATGTTGTAAAGGTAGTTAGCTATGGCTAAAGTACTACTAAGAGAATTCTATCCTCTTTGTGAAGGGGGTGTTTGCAAAGACCTCCTAACAGAAGACGAGAAGAAGTTTGTCGCTGACGGCGGCATGATTTTATCTGGCAAGCTTCAAGAGGCTGACTGCGTAAATGGCAATGGACGCACTTATCCGCTAGATGTTATTACTCCGCAGATTAAAACATACAAAGAGCTAGTAGATGCGAAGAGAGCGCTAGGCGAGTTAGATCACCCAGACGACTCTGTTATCAACCTCAAGAATGCATCCCACATGGTCATCGACATCTGGATGGAAGGACCCGTAGTTATGGGCAAGGTGCTCGTACTTGATACACCTTCCGGAGATATCCTCAAGGGGCTTGTGAACTCCGGCGCCCAACTCGGTATTTCATCGAGAGGAATGGGATCAGTTTCAGAGTCAATGGGCAAAACAATTGTAGAAGACGACTTCCAGTTGATCTGCTTCGACTTTGTGTCCGAACCCTCTACCCCAGGCGCATTTATGATGAAAGAGGTAAAGGAACACACCACACAGAATATGCTCAACAAGACTGATAAGATTAATCACCTGCTGAGCGAGGTTCTTGACAAATGAGTGACTGGTCGAGCTATGAAGGTGACAAGGAAATCGCTGATAAATGGCGCCAATTCTTGACAGAAGATAAGCAACTCGACGAGGGTTGGTGGGACGATGCAAAAGCTGCAGCCGGCAAAGCCTCAGACTGGCTTCAGGGAAAGCCCGATGAAATGGTGTCTCTGGGCCCCGGACAAACCCCAACGAGTGACCCATCTCCTCCCGAAGATACTGCTCCTCCCGAAGATACTGCTCCTCCCGAAGGAGGTTCACCAGAAGCATCCCCCCAAG